GTAGTCAAACCATTCGCCTGGGATGTTTGTGCTTGTCGTGCTATACGGGCCATCCCAAACCATCTTGTAGGTGACGTAGGTGGCAGTAGAGGGAGCCGTGTCGCCAACCAAGTGAGCGCCATCAGCATTAACGTAGTATTCAAGTTCAACAGCCGAATAGAGATAGAATGGCTGATAGGTCTTATGAATACGCAAAAATGTGTCAATAGTGTTCTTGCCAGTTTGGGTAAAGGGAACGATGTTGCTGTTAAGCGTAGCTGTTCCTGTTCCACTACCTGCACCCGTTGCAACAAAGACTACGCCCACTGTGTTAGAGGCCGCGCCAATGGCAACAAAGTTGGTGTTTCCAACGGTAAGGATGGTGTAGGTGGTTCCGACAACAAACGAGCCAGCACTAACGGTGGTCGTGTATAGGTTGCGAAGTTCCCCGGCAACGAGATAGCGGGGCCAATAGTCCGTAGCTTCGTAGGCCAAATTAGCCCGACGATTGACTAGGCTGTTAAGGAACGTGAGTTCGGTAGCGGTAAAGTCACTTACGCCCGCTAGGGCTTGTACCCGAAGAATGAGGTCGCTGTATGTTCCGTTAGCCATTAGATTTTATTGGGACTGAGGTGGGGGAAGCGTTTCTGATAGTCTTTCATAAAGCCACGGTCACGCATGGCCTCTGCGCCGTATTTATTGCGCATATTGAACCATTCCCATGCTGGAGTAACCGCAACGCAACGAAGGCTCTTAAAACCGTGTTTCTGAGCGTTCTTGATCTTGTCGGCGTGCTGGGCGCAAATCTTCTCGCGCTCATTCTCCCAAGCCTCCTTGAGTTTGACGCCATAACGCAGTTCATTGATTAACGCTCGGTCAGCGTCACCATTGGAACTCCGAGGCAATTTGGTAATAATTTCCATAAAAAAGGCTTGTGCGGATTATACCACACAAGCCTCGGGGGGTTAGACTAACTGCTTATTAGGCAATCGCCGTGATCTTGCCGTGGGCAAGGGGCGAGTGAACCTGGAGCGTGAGCGCCGCGTCAATGAAGCCGCGTTCGCCACCGCCTTGGTTTGGCAGACGGGTGCTGCCGATGCTCATCAGCTCAGCAATACCGATGTAGTCGGGGTTGATGAGGTAACCAGTCGTAGCCGAAGGCATACAAGCAGGGTTGCCGTTGATAACGGTGATGAGGCCGAAGTCGCTGTCATAGGTGTTGACCGAGAGGGTGATCTCTTTGTCGGTCGCCATCTGGTTGACGTGGAACACGTTCTCGCTGGAGTTGCCGTCAGAACGGGCAAAGCCGGAGATGGTGCGACGCAGGGTCGTACCAGCAACGAGCGTGAGGGCGTCAACGGTGCCTGTCTGTGTGAAGATAGAGGCAACGAGGCTGTTGAACACGGATTCAGTGAGAGCGGTGCCAGAGCCGTTGATCGACGCAGCAGGTGTACGATAGTTCGACGGAACATCCGCAGGGCCGCTGGACGAGAGCCAGTTGCCGAGACCACGGAGGGCGTAGGCTGTCGTGCTGCCATCTTCCACGGCGCGGTCTTGCGTACCGCAAACAGTGGCTTCGATGTCGCGCTTCATTTCGCGGATAGCTTTCGCTTCGGCTTCAGCAATCTTCGCTGGGCCAACGGACTCGACGGCATCTTGGAGTTGCGACACCATGTAGTTCTTTTGGAACAGCTGGATGTAGTTACCGAGACGAGCGCGGCCCGAGAATTTGTCCGTGAATGTCGAGATGTCTTGACCTTCGCGCACGCCAGCAGTGACTGGAGCAGCGAGGGTGTCCACCGTCCACTCATTGAAGGTGGCAGTAGCTTTGCTCTTTTTGGCGAGCGATGTAACTGGTGTCTCCTCGGGAGCGAGGATCGTCAAGACGTCTGTGAGGTCTTCGCGATTAGAAACGGCAGAGCCGGGATTTGTGACAGAATAGGTGTTAGAAAAGGCCATGATAGTAAAAAATTAAGATTTGGTATGTTGAAGAGCACGAAGTTTGGTGAAGTCCTTATAGCTAGACGATTTTCCAAATCGTTCACTAAGGTCTTTCAAAGCCTTGTTTTGACGGGCTTCTGGTTTTAGGGACTCGGCAGACTGGCTAGTAATCGGGCTGTTCGGAGCCAGTTTAACGGACGGTTTAACGTCCACTGGTTTACGAGCATACAGACTATTGGCCGCATGAGCTAAGAGATATGGGATTTGTGGAGCCAAATCGGGCAGAGCTTTCTCTAAACCTTTCAGTCGCTCATCACTCATCATTGCCTCATATTGCTTACGGATGTCGTTGTCTTCGCCTTGCATCCAAGACAGCTCCGCTTTGGAGCGTTCAACTAGGGCTTGACGCAAGACTGTGCGATCTTGTGCAAGTTTAATTTCCTTATGTTGAGCCGGCAGATAGGTATCTCGCGCTTTACGAGCCTTTCTGGCAGCATCTTTTACGTCGCGTTTAGTGTATTCCTTGCCATTGACGTTAGCAACAACGTCGTCGGCAGCAAGGTCTTCACTACGGTCAAGAAGGTCTTCAGCCCAATCAATCACTTCGTTTACCTCAGTGAACTTCGTTTGAAGCTCTTCTGGTGTAGCAACGGAGGAATAGGGGTTATTTTCCACTTTAGCTTCTAGTGGAGTCGCTTCTTCACGACGAGCGAGTTCAGCTTGGAGTTGTGCCAGTTGCTCTTCAGCAGCGCGGCGCTTGGCGGTGAGTTCACCGAACCGAGCAACAGCTTTGCTTCCGAGTTTAGACGCAAGCTCTTTAAGCTCCGCTTCACTCATGTTTTCTATCTCAACGTCCTTAGAAAGAACTTTTGCTTCCTCTTGAACATCGGCTTGTGGCGTTTCTTGAACAGGCTCTTGATTCTGTTCAATAGGTTCCGCAGCTTCAGGCTCAGGAATTGGCTTCTCCTCAACTGGGGGTGGCGGGGGCGATTTTTGCGCCTTAGCAGCCTCCATTTGGGCTTTATACCGTTGAGCGACAAAGCCGCTCGCAGATATGTTGGATGTGTTCACTGGTTTTTGGGCGGCTCCAGCGTTAGCCGTTTGGACTTCGTTAGACATTATTTTTCCTTAGCCTTTACGCCGCTAAGAATTGCGAGGCTTTATTGTAGCACCCCGCAGAATAATGTTCAGAGTCGTTTGATGCGTTTCGCAGACAGGGCCATGTAATTACAGGTCGCAAGGATTTCATCCAACGCCTGAATGCGCCCACTAATCTCACGAATGCGGCCCTCGTTAGCCCGATGGAGCTGTCCAATCGCTGCTTCACGTCCAGCCGCTACATAGTCGAGAAAGTCCAAAAACTGTTCCTTGTCGGCCAGGTAGTCTAGCTGTTGCTGAAGCGGATGACGCGAGTTTCCGAATAGTGCCATAAATTATTGTTGTTGCATACCCTGCGTGGTCATTTCACCCATCTGCGCGGGGGCTGTGCCTAGCTTGCCAATCTGAGCATTTTGCATCTGCTGTAAAGCAAATTGGTATTGATTGACATACTTCTCAAGGCGAGCGCGGAAGCTCTCGTCTTGCTGTAAGCGTTGAGCAACGTCAGGCTGCTGGGCATACTGCTGCACCACCTGCAAGGCGATTTGAGCGCCATTAGGACGTGCGCCCACCTCAATGCCAGCATAAATTTTAGAAAGGTCTTCCGTGACCAGCTTAACCACTTGTTGCTGGGCTTGCTCGGCAGGCTGCAAGATGGCATCAGCCATAACGGGATCAATAGACGAAGCCATCGCCTCAAGGAGAGCGTCGGCGTTAATGCGGCCATTCTTGTCCAACTGGAGCAAGCTGACAAACTGCTGCATACGGGCTTCCTGTGTATCGGGATCGTTGTTCAGGATGTCGAAGCTAACCGTAATGTCGAAGTCTTCATCAGGATTGCCCTTGTTGAAGCGCATTGGGTCAGCAACGCCTGTAACGCGAAAGAACACCTCATCTGGGCCAAAACGCTGATAGCACTTGAATGCCATCTTGAGAACGTCGCGGGCGTGATTGAGGAACTTAGAAACAAAGAATTGCTGGCGAACCGATGTAAGCGGATTGGCGGGATTGAGGCCAACGAGGTCATCAGCCGCGAGAAGCATTGTCTTCTCCATCTCAACGCTACCGGGGTTGTATTGAGGAATGGGGCCAAACGTAAACTCACCAGCACGACGATAGGGAACAAAGCGACCTGGGCCCCAATCTGGCGGAGGATTGCCCACGGGGTGCATGATTGGGGGCAGCGTAGCCATGCTGTTGCGGTCTGTGCGGCTATCGCGCTCGGTCTTAACGCTGTCCTGATAGCCACGAAGCAGCTCAGGGAACGTCTGGATGTCATACATCCGCTTAGAGTCATTGCTCAAACGGGTTACAACAAATGGGTAGTCGTTGTACCCGTTCAGCAATTCAAATTTGGCGTAGGGTTGCACATCCGCAGCACCCGTGAACTTGGGGTGCATGATGGTGCGATAGATGCCTTCGCTGCCGTCTTCTGGGTCAATGAGGCGTTGGAAGGCGTACACAATCTCAATGAGTTCGTCGGCGTTGTATTGCTGGCGATACTTGGAAAGGCCCGTAGAGCGTGTGCCATAGACGCTTTCCATGTTGTAGGTGTTCACCCCA